TGCAGCCATTGGTCTAGCCATTAAAGGGGTTGAAAAATTAAGTGATTCATCAACAAAAGCCAAGGACAATTTATCAAACCTTTTCAGTTCCATGGGAGTTGCAGGGTTTACAGATTCATTAAATCTTTATGGTTCACCTGCTTCAAATGCAGCTGCTAAGGTTGCTAAAGACCAAAAAGCCGCTGCCGCTGCTCAATTAAAGGCAACAAAGGCTCAAACTAAAGCTGCTCAAGATCAAGCCAAATTAAAGAAAGCAAACACATTATTTGACATAGATCAAATTCAAATCATGGCTGCGCTTCAAAATCAACTAAGTGCAGATGAAAAACTTAGACTTTCATTACAATTAGCATTACTGCAAGGAAACGCAAGTGAAGCAGAAAGACTTGGAAAACAACTCGCTATTAGTCAGCTACAAACAACAAACCTCGCTATTGCAATTGCCAATATACCAATGGCGTTAAACCCATTTAAAGGTTGGGGTTCTGAGATTGATAACTTGCTTGCTAAGTTAATTGATATGTATAAATTGTTAGGTCAAAAACCTGCCGACATTATTCAGACTGCGGCAAACAACGGAGTTTATGGAATTGGTGGGGTTGGTGGTTTAGTTAGACAAAGAGAATATGACATGCCCCCTTCAGTAACTCAAATATCAGAAACAATGCAACCCGATTATCTTTCATACAGGGCAGGGGAAAGAGGTGACACTGTTGTTAACAATTATGTTATTAATGGCGCAACTCAAGGTTTAATTGAGGAAGTAAGAAATGGTTTGCTTGTTTCAAGTGCTTCAGGTTCTTTCTCGCTATCAAACAGAGCTACTAGAGGCGACTAATGCCTTTACCAGCAACACTTGATGTTTCCTTAGATTTCTCGTCGGGCGCTACATTCGGAATTGGTCTTACGCTCGACGACCCCGTGTTTGGTTTACTTGATACAGGTATTTTAGCCGAATCTGCAACACCTTCCTTAATTGCCGATTTAACAAGCGTTACTAGAGTAATAAATATAAGGCGTGGACGAAACTTAACAAGAGATACTTACGAAGCTGGGGTTGCTACGGTGAGGATATTTGACCCCAACTCATACTTTAATCCGCAAAATACTAGTTCGCCTTATTATGGACAATTAACACCTTTAAAAAAATTAAGAATTTCAGCCACATATGCAGGTAACACTTATTATTTATTTAGTGGGTATACAACAGATTATGTATACTCATACGATCAAGCGGAAAATGTTTCTTATGTAACTATTAATGCAAGCGACGCTTTTAGATTGTTTAACTTAGCGGCTATCACTACAATAACAGGTCAGGCAAATGGACAAGATACTGGCACTAGAATCAACAAGATTTTGGACACAGTAGATTTCCCAACAAGCATGAGATCAATTTCAACGGGAGATTCTCTTACTCAGGCAGACGCAGGTGATTCTCGCACTTCATTATCAGCTATCAAAAACGCTGAGTTCTCCGAACAAGGGGCTTATTACCTATCACCCGAAGGCAATGCCATATTTAAAAACAGGTCTGAAGTAATATCAAGTGCAGGTGTAACTCCCATTGCATTTAACCAAACAGGTGGTATTCCTTACAAAAACCTTAAGTTTGCATTTGATGACAAATTGATTGTAAACCAAGCAAACATAACTCGGCTTGGGGGAACTACGCAGGTAAATGTCGACGCCGATAGCGTGGCAACTTACTTTCCTCACTCGATTACTAGCTCAGATTTAGTAATACAAACCGACGCGGACGCAGCCAATATAGCTGCAATTTATGTGGCAACAAGGTCAGATACAACCATTAGAATTGATGAAATGACGCTTGACTTGCTTGACCCAAATGTGCCTACTGGAACTATTTTAGGCATGGATTACTTTACTAATGTTCTCATAACAAACATACAACCCGACGGTTCTACAATAACTAAAAACCTTCAGGTTCAAGGCGTTGCTTGGGACATAACACCTTCCTCATGGCTAGGCACATTTAGCACGCAGGAAACTTTGGTGGACGGATTTATTTTAGACAATACATATTATGGTCAGTTAAATGACGATATACTTAGCTACTAGGGGGATACAAATATGGCAGCAGGATTAGGTTTTAAGACTTTTGCGGTTGGTGAGGTTTTAAGCGCCGCTAATGTGAACGGGTATTTAATGCAGGGCGTTTTAGTTTTTGCTAATGCTACCGCTAGGGACGCAGCAATTACTTCACCTCAAGAGGGTCAGTTTGCTTTTACTAAAGACAATGATTCTTTATGGTATTACTCAGGTAGTGCTTGGGTTAGCTCAGGTGCAACAGGTGACATTGAAGGCGTAACCGCGGGAACAGGAATTAGCGGTGGCGGTACTTCAGGAACAGTAACAGTTACTAACTCAATGGCAACAGCAATTGACGCTAAGGGTGATTTAATTGGCGGTACTGGCGCAGATACATTTGCGAGATTAGCAGTTGGCGCAAACGACACAGTTCTTACCGCAGATTCAACAGCTGCAACTGGATTGAAATGGGCAGCTCCTTCAAGTGGGGCAAGTTTCTCAGGTGTTTCAATTGATAACAGTACAAATAACATGACTATTGCAAATAACACAAATACAAAAATTACTTTTGACCGAGAAGTTTATGATGTTGGTGGTTATGCAACCGCTGGCTCAACAATAACTATTCCTTCAGGCAAAGCAGGATATTATCTTATTGCTGCTCAAACTGAGTTTTCAGATAATTCGACTGGTTATCGGGCTTTTAGAATATACAAAAATGGTGCAGAACAAACTGGATATAATTGGTACGCTGGAACTGCTCCATTTATGATTCTTAATTATGTTAATTATTACGCAGTTGGAGATACTATTGAATTTTATGTTCAACAAAATTCAGGTGGTTCATTAACCATTTATAGAAATATAGATGGGTATTGCTATTTCACAGCAACTTACTTGGGGGCTTAATATGGAACTATGGGAACAAATTATCGAAGCATATCCTGAGATCAATCCAACAGATAATTTTCCAAAATTGGGCATTTATCTTAAAGATGATTCAGATGGAATTGGTGCTTATATTGCTAAATGGGAATACAGTAAACCAATTCCCGAAGGGCTGACACTAGGCAAACCAAAAGCCTAATGAAACCTTGGTTATCAAAAGCCGCTGTACAGCTGCGCGAACAAATAGATGATTCATACAAAGAGCGTATTCGTGGCAATGCCGAAGGGTGGATTGCTGATTTGCGTCATCAATCAGCAGGTAAATCCGACCACATACCCGACGCAAAAGCGAACTTTGTTGTCAGGGCAATTGATGTTGACGCTCGCCTTTCTGACAACAAAGGGGATTCAGCATATTTGGCAGATCAGCTTAGACTCTACGCTAAGAATTACGGACGCATATCTTATGTAATTCATTTGGGCATGATTGCTTCTCCTATTCTAAACTATAAGTGGAGAAAATATCGCGGATTTTCACCGCATAACCATCATGTGCATATTAGCTTTAGAAAGAACCAAGACAACAATTCAGATTTTTTTGACATACCACTACTAGGGGGCAAAAATGAATAGCAAGACATTAGCTGTAATTAACTCATACGCACGAAGCGCATTTGTTTGTTTGGCAACCGTATATGTAACAAATCCCGAAGGCTCATTTGATGATATTTGGAAAGCCTTTTTAATTGCTTTTGTCGCACCTCTCTTGAGAGCTTTGAATCCCGACGACACAGCATTTGGCATAGGCAGTAAAGAATAATGTCAGCCCTTGAGTGGGCTGGCTTTGCCGCTGGAATCACCACAACACTTATAGGTTTACTGGCTGGCTTACGCTGGCTAGTAAAAGGTTGGTTAAATGAACTTCGCCCGAATGGCGGAAATTCGATGAAAGACCAATTGACCGATTTACAAAAAGAAACGACACACCTTTCAAATCGAATAGATGAACTCTTTATTGTCATTAGTAGGAAGTAAACTTAAGACATGGCTGCTACTCGTAAAAGAAAAAAGATTAACCGTAGGGTTGTTCGCAGGTCACCCGAACCTTTATCTAAGCTTGATGTTTTTATGATTACCAAGCATGAGATTTACCGCGCAGCAAAAAAAGCAGGTTTTAGTAA